AAGATGCGCAGGTCAGAGCGGGAGCCGAGCGCTAGGCGGATCTGCTGTTGAAGGATGGTTTCGGCGTTGGCCACGCGCTTGATGGATCCGGTATGCCCATCCGGGACTGTAACCGCGTTCCTTGGCTAGGGCGAGGAGTTCGGACAGGGTGCGGGCTTTTTGCTGCTGGCGACGCTCATCAAAGTGATCAGGCCTTATTTGATTCATATTTACAGATATATCACTTCGCCAAACTTTGTTTGTTACTTTCCAATAATTGTCGCCCATGTAGTAATCAATTTTCCATCCGCGCTCCCATTGATCTTTATATCTAGCAACTTCCACTTTTTCGCCAGGTGTAAACATATTGCTTCTTTTTAATTCTATTAACTCGCCTTCAATTTGTTGCAACTCATATTGAGTAGGCTGGTATTCAACGCCGCAGCATGGGCAGATCGGCGCCGGCCTGAACGATGCAAAGCACGCCGGACACGTCCGCACCGATGGCGCTGGCTGCGTGCCACCTGCGCGCCGTGCGCCGTGCTCGAGCGTCCATTGGCGGATCTCATCGGGAAAGCCGTGACGGGTGACGTTACCGACGTGATCGAGGATGATCGCGGCGTCTTTGCCTGGTGCTGGCCGCAGCACACGACCGACCTGCTGAAGGTACAGGCCCAAACTGGCGGTGGGTCTTAGCAGGATGGCGCAGCCGGCTGCGGGTATGTCGAAGCCTTCGGAGACCACATCAACGGTCACCAGCACGCGAATGGTGCCAGCGGCGAACGCGGCCACCACGGCATCGCGATCGGCGGTGTTGCCCAACAGGCTGGCGGTGCTGATACCTGCCGTCTTAAACGCGTCTCGGACTGAGACAGCGTGGGCGATGTTGCAGCAGAACGCGATCGCCTGCTGTACCCCCGCAAGGCGTTGGTAATGATGGATGGCGTCACCGGTTACGGTTGGCCGTGTCATGGCGGCCGCGGCCTGGTTGTTGGCGTAATCGCCGGCCCTCATGCGCAGACCGGTGAGATCGGCCACCATTGGCGGGGCAAAGATACGCGCGGGTGACAGGTAGCCGGCAGATGTGAGCATCTGGACTGATGGCCCCTCGACGAGCGCGTCAAAGGTGTCCCGGAGGCCACGGCCATCAAGGCGGCAAGGTGTGGCGGTGACACCCAGGCGCAGGGCACCGGGCCAATGGTTGAGGATCTGCGACCAGGAACCGGCTGCTGCGTGGTGTGCCTCGTCGATGATGATCAGGCACGGCTGCCAGTCGATTGTGTCGAGCCTGCGAACGAGCGTCTGCACCGATGCCACCTGCACTGGTGCATCTGCACGTTGCACACCGGCCGCGATAATGCCGTGCTCGACGCCGGCGGCGGTGAGTTTGCTGCTGGCCTGATGGATCAGTTCACGCCGATGGACAAGGATCAGCACCTTGCGGCCGCGTTCGGTGGCGCTGGCGGTGATGGCGGCCAGGATGACTGTCTTGCCTGCACCGGTAGGGGCCACCAGCAGCGGCGCGCGGGCGCCTGAGCGGTAGGCATTGCGTAGATCGTCGATTGCGCGGTGTTGATAGGGGCGGAGGTTCATGATTATTTGTGCGGTTATGCAGGGGTAAAGTCAACAAAATGACTGACTGGCTAAACAACCGCTGTAGATTTACTTTGTGATGTATTCGTTGATATAGGTCTTCATGGCGTGCAAGGTGCATACCATAGTCCTTCTGTACCGTCTTCTATATTCAAGCCATTTTGCTTGTTGTTGCGGAGAAAGCTCATGAAGCCTTTTGTCGATTTTGCCATTGATTCGCAGCTTGAGATGATTGATTGCTTCTCCACGGAAACCCCAATACATCAGGTTTGACCTGGCCACACCGCCTCGGAAATGGTTTGGCCTTTGACGCAATAGTTCATTCATGATGAACTTAACGCCAGGCTGCTTGCCATTGTATTGACGAGGTGTTCCGTCCCACCTGACAAGTGATGCCCATAGCGAAAGGCCTTGCCTAAACTGGTCTGGCCCTAGAAACCAGTTGCTCATGTCACGGCAAATTGCAGCATCATTACCATGCGTTCTCCAACCTATGTGCAAGGTTCTAATCCTTGCGCCATTCATCCTGTCATTGTAAATCCGAACAGCAGGGCAGCTTTGTACTTCATAGTCAATCCGTGCCATGTTAAGGATATGGTTCATCTCGTCGATCTGTTCATGCGCCCATTGCACGCGCGGTGCATATTCAGGCTTTGGATTGAACCATTGCAAGTCGGTCAAGCCGCGACGCTGCACGATCTCATAAATCGTTTTGGCATCAACCTCGTCTGACTTGTCGCCTGCTTCTAAGATCTTGCGCCACTTCGGCGTTTGCGAGTGAAACCAGAGACGCACTTCAATGTGCCGCAGTGCCGCTGTATCGGCTATAGCTTCCAGTTGTTGCTGCGTGAACACTTGCGCCAAGCTGCGGCGCTTTGGTTGCATGTGAGCGTTCTCTATGACAACCGTGTCAAAGTCATTTGCGAACGCAAGCGATGCAAATTGATCTGGCTTGAGTCTTAGATATTTGCCATTGAAGCAGTGGAAATAGCCTGAGCCATAATCACAACCCCAAATGGTTTCGATCTTTGCTGTTTCTGAGTGTTGTAAAACTTCATCATCAGGCTCTGGAGTCAGGAGTGAAAGTTGAGTCATGGGTTGAACGCGGAATGCCGGCTTAAACAGCTGGAAGAGCTATGACGCAGTAAATCCCGCGATTACTTGCATGGTGCGGCACGATCCTATACGATGACGCAAGTCTCTGCAACCCATGGAGAACGCCGACTACCACGCCCACCCGGCCATCTCAAAGTCGCACCTGGATCTGATCGCCCGCAGCCCGCTGCATTATTGGGCTCGCTACATCGACCCGAACCGGGTTCCGACTGAACCTACTGATGCGATGCGACTCGGGACCGCTGTCCACACACTGACGCTCGAGGCTGATCAGTTTGAGGCTCGCTATGCCATGGCCCCTGCTGTTGATCGCCGATACAAAGCGGGCAAGGAAGCGTGGGCCAAGTTCCAGGCTGAAGCCGGTGGCCGCGAACTGATCGACGCTGACGATCGCGCCACCATTAGCCGCATGGCCGAATCAGTTTGGCGGCACCCGGCCGCGGCGATGCTGCTGCATTGGCAGGGCAAGGCCGAGACAACGCACATGTGGACTGATCCGACCACCGGCGCCGAATGCAAGTGCCGGCCGGACTGGCTGACCAATGACGGCAACCTGATCATCGACCTGAAGACGACCGAGGATGCCAGCCCGAGCGGCTTCCAGCGCAGCGTGGCGAATTATCGCTACCACTGTCAGGCCAGTTGGTACCTCGACGGGGTTGAGGCGGCCACTGGTCACCGCCCCGCTCAGTTCATCTTCATCTGTGTGGAGAAGAAGCCGCCTTATGCCGTGGCCGTCTATGCCGCCGACGCGGAGATGATCCAGATCGGTGCCGAGACTGCTGCACGGGACCTGGCCAAGCTGGTCGAGTGCAAAGCCAGCAACACCTGGCCCGGATACAGCGACCAGATCGAGCCGCTCAGCCTGCCCGCATGGATGCGGCCGCGGGCTGATGGTTCACTGCCTAACCCACCTGAGATTGAGACTTACTGATGGAATCCACCGCCCTCACCACGACCACCACCGGCTCTGTCTTCTCGGGGATTCAGGCGTTTCAGGACGCCCAGCGGATCGCCAAGGCGCTCGCCAGCAGCACCCTGATCCCGCCGCAGTTCCAAGGACAGCAGGGCTTCGCCAACTGCTTGGTTGCGCTTGAGATCGCCAACCGGATGGGCATCAGCCCGTTCCTAGCGATGCAGCATCTACATGTGATCCATGGCCGCCCGTCGTGGAGCAGCAGCTTCATCATCGCGATGGTCAACGGCTGCGGCCGGTTCAGCCCGTTGCGGTTTGAACTGAGCGGCGAAGGCGACAGCCTTGCCTGCTATGCCGTCGCGACCGACCTGGCCAGCCAGCAGGAGCTGAAGGGGCCAACCATCACGATGGCCATGGCCCGGAAAGAGGGCTGGGCCACGAAATCGGGATCAAAGTGGGTGACGATGCCCGAGCTGATGATCCGCTACCGGGCCGCAGCATTCTGGGGCAGGCTGTATGCCAGCGACATGTTGCTCGGGATGCAGAGCCAGGAGGAAGTGGTGGACATCGAGCCGGTCAAGGTCACAGCGGCCGATACCACGCTCGATGACCTGAACGCCAAGATCGCGGCCGACCCTGAGCCAGTGGAGGTTACGACTGATGACCTCTTCTGATTATCTGACCGCGCCGCAGCTGGCGCAGCGGTGGGGGTTGCACCCTGACACGCTGATGCGCTGGCGCAAGGCAGGCAAAGGCCCCGCGTATTTCAGGACGCCCGGTTTCGTGCTCTACCCATTGGCCGAGGTTGAGCAATACGAAAAGGCCAACACCATCACCCACAACGAATCATGACACCACTCGAGATCATTGCGACTGTTCTGCGTGCCAGTTGCCATCAATTCATTGGTCGCCTAGGTGCCGATGTTGAGATCAAATACTTTGACAATGGCAATGCCGTTGCTAAAGGTCGGATTGCCATCAACAAGCCTGGTGCTAAACGTGATGACGGGCAGGCGCCTGACTGGTTCACCGTCGAAGTCTGGGGACAAGAGGCCCAGGCATTTATGGATCAAGCCAAGAAAGGCGACCGCATCTGCGTCACTGGCCGGGTCAAGACCAACAAGTGGACAAGCAAGACCGGCGAAGAACGCGTGGACTTGATCGTCACGTCTGAGGCATGGCGCAAGATGGATCAGATGGCCGCCGTTGCTCCTGCTGCATCGACAGTGCAAGTCGCGGCCGAGAGCCTAGCGGCTGCGACTGGCGGAGATGTGGTTCAGGCTGATTGGTTCTGATTCATGATCATCAGCTCTAGGCGCGCGATCTCATGGACCGCCGCCTGGAGCATCTCCTGCTGCCGCATGGTTTGCCGCAGCAGCTGCGCCGCGAGTTGGCCGACGTTGCCGTGTTCGGCCAGCCCGCGGCAGTTGGCCTCGAGTTTGAACAGCTTCTCTGGTGGGATGTCCACCACCATCCACTTACCGAAATCCATCTAGCCGGGGCGTAGTTGCCCCATCGTGCCAATGAATTGTCCGAAGTGCAGTAGCAACGATCTCCGCGTGAAGCACACGAACAACAAACTGCCGAGCCAGGTGGTGCGTTATCGGCTGTGCAAAGCGTGCGGGTTCAAGTGGTTTACGGTCGAGACGCGGGTGCCGGACTACACGGTGGGCTGGGCCGCGTCGATGCAGTCGAAGCCGGTGCTGCGTGTGCCGGTGACGGTGACGCTGCAGCACGTCGAGGAGCCGGACATGCGGCAAATCCTGCGGGTGACCGGCGGCATGAACAAATGTGACAAGGCCGCTTGATTCGCCGCCACCGGTGGCGTATTGTGGCGAAGTCCACCCGACACCGACCCATGCTCACCGCCACAGCCCTGGTGATCTGGAAGCTGTTCCTGCCGCTGCTAGTGCTGGTCGCTCTGATCGACTGGCTGACCGCTTCCACCGATCGCCGTGTTCGCGTGCTGGCCCATGCCGGCCGCAGTCAGCGCCAGATCGCTGACTCGCTCCACATCACCCGCTACCGCGTCCGCAAGGCGCTCGCATCATGATCAACCGCATCGCCGCCGCTGTGCTCCTGCTGATGGTCTACGTGGCCGGTCTCGACACCGGCCGCACCGACGCCGTCAACGCGCACCACAACCACCCCGCCTGCCATCAAAACCTGAAGCCATGACCACCCCACGCCGCTTCTACTTCCAGATCCGCAGCGCCAACGTGATCGAGGCCATCACGGCGCACAGCCTGACCGAAGCGCAGCAGATCGCTGCCGAAACAGGCTGGCTGCCGTGGTGGTCCGAGATCGAATGGCTCAACCCGCAAACTGTGACCGACCCAGCGCTGCACCAATGAACACCTACCGCGTAATTCTTGAGACCGATCAGGTCGAGCTGTTGGCGCCGAACGCTGCCACCGCTGTTCTCAGCGCGATGGAGCTGTACCCAGACCAGCAGCTGCTGAACGTCGAGCTGGAGCCCGAATGGGCCGACGATGACCACCCATCACTGACCGCCGCTGAGCGGAACCCGAGCCTGCGATGACCGACCACATCCGCGCCAAGCTCGAAGCGCTGATCAGCGACTCGGGCATGTTCAACGCCGGCCAGCTTGAGGAGCGCCGCCGGTTGCAGTTGTTGATCACCGCCAGGATCGACGAACTGCGCGGTGCCGGTAGCGTGCCGCATGTCAGTGCCGTGTGCGCTGAACTGCTCAGAATCCGCCAAGCATTGGAACCATGCTGACCCGTGTCCGACTCGACCAGCAACGCGCCGAAATGCTCGATTCGTTGTATCAAGCCAGCGGCCGCACCTGCGGCACTTACACCGGCCTGTGGCAGGAGTTCTGCCAAGACATTGCCACCAACTTCAGGGACACCGATTACGCCGACCTGTTCGCTGCGTGCGTGCTGGCGATCGACCACACTGAGAGCCACCTGGCCGAGAAGCACGCGCAGCAGTGCATCGCTGTCTGCCGGCGGTTCTTGCTGAGGGAGAAGTGGTTGTGAACGTCGAACTGGTCCACTGCACACCGGCTGCTGAGCTGCTGATCGTCAAGATGGCGCGTGTCAGCAATCCGGCCAACGCCGACAACCTTGCGACGGCTCCCAAACTGTTGCGGTACCTGATCCGTCACGCGCACTGGTCGCCATTCGAGATGGCCAGCCTGTGCGTCAAGATCGACACCGAGCGCGACATCGCCGCTCAGATCCTGCGGCATCGGTCGTTCAGCTTCCAAGAGTTCAGCACCCGCTACGCCAAAACCTGCATCGCTGAGATTCCAGCGCTTAGGCGCCAGGACACGACCAACCGTCAAAACAGCATTGATGATTTGCCTGACAATGTCCGGGCCGAGATGGAGCGACGGATGTGTGTGCTGCTTGTTGACGCATATCAGTTGTATGACGACATGCTGCAAGACGGCGTAGCCAAGGAAACTGCCCGCCGGATCCTGCCGCTCTGTACGCCAACCACGCTTTACATGCACGGCACGTTGCGCAGCTGGCTGCATTATCTGCAGATTCGCTGTGCGCCGGAGACGCAGCTTGAGCACCGGCTGGTTGCTGAGGCCTGCCGCGAGATCTTTACCGAACAGTTCCCGATCATCGCCGAGGCCGCGTTTCATGTCTGATCCGATCAACCAACCCGACCACTACCGCCACGGCGAGATCGAGTGCATCGACGCCATCCAGGCCGCGCTGACACCGGAGGAGTTCCGGGGGTTCTGCAAGGGCAACGTGCTCAAGTACGTCTGGCGCGAGCAGCACAAAGACCCGGAATCGTTAAGGAAGGCGCAGTGGTATGTCGTCAGACTCCTTGGCACCATGGAGTCATGAAGCAGACACACCTGAACTGGCTCGAGCGGTGGGCGCTGCGGTTGCTGCACACAAGCCCGCGCGTCAGCCTGCTAATCCTGAAACCAGTTGACACGACGCTGATCAGCTGGTCGGCGCGGCCTGATGACGAGATCGCCACCGCCATCATTGATGACCTGCTGTGTTTGCCTGAGACCAGCGACGACGAGCCGGCGAGCATGATGCTTGAGCGGTTGTACCACGCGCCGAGTTACGGCGAACGCGAATGATCAGCTTGCACGCCGGCCGCCTGCTGCTGGTGTGCAGCTGCTCCTCTCGCAACTGGTGGGCCCATGTTGTGCTCGGCCCGCGGCCTGAGTTGCAGATCAAGGCCGACACCGGCACGGTCCACCTGCCTGATGCGTTGATCCGCGCGCAATCGGTCTACAAGATGGCACTGGCATCTATGCGGCCCGCTGATGCGCCGCGCATGTGTTGGGATTGTCTGCAGTGGGATATGCGCCGGCAGCGTTGCGATCTGGGGCTGCCAGAATCGAAGCGAAGCGGCGGCCGCTATGCGCCCCGGTGCGAGATGTTTCAACCATGTCGCGCGAATGGGTAACGGCCACGCGTGAACCGTGGTGCCCGCTGATCAAGCAATGCCTCGACGGCATCGACCGCCACAACAGTCTGTGGTTCGCGACAGGCGACGCGTGGCACCTGCATCGAGCTGAGTACCTGCGGCAGTATGTGGTCGAGTTGAAGGACTGGATCCATCGCCATGAGCGCGCCGGAAGTGCTGAGCCGTACTGATCGCGACGGCGGTTGGATCGAGACGTTGCAGCCCGAAGGTGGCGGCGAGCTGTACTACCGCAGCTGCGCGCACGGGATGTGCCGCTACTCGAGCGACCTGTGGCAGGCTGAGATGTATCTGGACCACCTGCTAGCCCGATGACGCTGCCCGAGATTGCCTACCTGGCCGTGATGTA